CCCCCATAATCTGCGATGTGGTCTGTAATAGTACTGACCGTCACTTACTATCATCTTCCCAATGGTTCTGATATCGGTCAAAGACTGCGGGAGAGTTCTGTTTCGCTGAATCCAGACGCAACGCCAATCTGTCACGCTGCATTTCTGCGCCAACTCTTGCCGCACGCTCATTCACAAACGTAACGAGCCAACAAACAGACAGAACGGCTATGACGAAGCCGATGATAAGCGAAGCCGGAAACTCACGCCTATAGAAGGCATCAATCTGCTTGCCGATATAGGCAAACACGCTGAGAATGCCGAATACGATACAGGTGAGGATTCTCCATAATCCCCAAGCCGCCTTACAAACTCCAGCCCACAGGCAGATTCGCCATTGCCGGAAATCATCAAACAATAAATTCTTCATATTATTTTCGTTTTAGCTTGCTTTTCTGTGTCTGTGAAGATCCAGTCTGTTACAAAGAGCCTCACAAAGTACTCTCGCCATTCCTACCTCAACGGCATTGCCGATGTACTTTTTCTGTTCAGCCTGACTACCTTTTAGAACGTAGTCAACAGGGAATCCCATGATACGCTTCAACTCCGATATCTTCAGCATCCGCATCTTAACGTCTACGATACCATAGATAGCCATAAACTCCTTAATCTTCTGGGTCATGGGGCTATCAGACTCATATACCTCAATCCCTATTTCTCCGGATTCGGTAGTGATAAGGTAAGGTGGCATCTTATCCATTCTTGCAATCAGCGTAAAGCAGGGCTTATTGATGCTGCCGCCGTCGCTTTTGAAAGAATACGGATTCATTAAATACTGAGCCGATACGATTTGTTGTTTCGGGTTATTGACAATCGTTGGTGATGGTTCGTTCACAGAAGAGGGAGTACCATGACCATATTGATTATCTAAGAACTGGCATTGGGCTACGCCAATCTGTCCGACGGTGCAAATCGTCGGTGCCGGTTCCTCTACAGAACTTCCTTTGTTATTGAAACGGTAGTTGACGATAAACTTTGGACTTACAAGCGATAGTCTGTCCTTTGTTGTAACGGTAGGCGAAGGCTCGTCAACACTACTATTGAAACCATTGCCGTAATATGCTGTCACGTAGGCATGTCGCGCTCTGGTTGTCAACGTAGTTGCTGGCTCTTCGATACTGTGATTATGGTCTGCTCCACCATAATACTCAGACAGGAACTTAGAGGACACTAACGCATGATGGTCTTTGCAGGTCAATGCACCCGCTGGCTTGTCAATGGAAATATTCTTGCCTGATGGATCACCGCTGAACTGTTTCGAAAGAAAATGTACCTGTGCAACTCCTAAACGGTTCTGACAGGCTACGACGGGACACGGCTCGTCAACAGATGGAGGCGCATAGTTCCCGTTTCTGTTCATGGAGTTGTATTTGACAATGAAAGCGGCAAAGTCTCGTTGATTCATTCCAGCCACAAACTTTATCAGTCCTGCATAGATACGTTCAAGAGTTTTCTCTACCAATGGCTTTTTACGACCAAAGATAGATTCCCCCTCGTCTGAGAAATCCAATACCTCACGTACTGGCTTCCATTTCTTCATTTCACCAAACAAACCGCTGTCACCGTCCTTGGAATGGGTAGCAACAGGAAATACAATAGGAAGACCATTCTTAGCAAACTGACCAAAGAAACGTCTGCGACTGGTGTAAGCACCATAATCAGCAGCGTTCAAAATACGATACTCATAGTCATATCCATAACGCTGAACGTTCCGAATCCACCGCATGTAAGAACGTCCCTTGTCTTTGCTGATTGGGTGTCCGTTTTCATCCATATCTCCCCAACTCATAAACTCTTCTACGTTCTCGATCTGAACGAAATCGGGGTCAAGGGCTTCAATGTATCGGAAGAGGTGTTCTGCCAGTGTGCGACTGTCTGCGTCTCTCGGCATACCACCCTTTGCCTTGGAGAAATTCGTGCATTCCAAACTCGCCCATAGTACGACGTAGGCATCTGGATATTTCAACTTCATCTTTTTCAGATGTTCAACCATAGGCGATAGTTCAAGTGTCCTGATGTCTTCGGTGTAGTGAACTGCTTCAGGATGGTTGGCAGCATGTGAGGCAATGGCATTGGCATCGTGATTAACGCAGGCAATGACTTTTGCACATTTGTTACCGTACAACATGGCTTTCTCTACTCCTGTACTCGTACCACCTGCGCCACAAAACAGGTCAATATATAAAAGTTTAATATTCTCCATTGTCAAACAAACATGTCTTGTTGAACTATTATTTTCTTCTCAATGATTCTAAGATATTCAGGATTCAATTCGTAACCGATAAAATTACGCTTATATATTCTCGCTACCCTCGCAGTCGTACCACTACCCATAAAAGGATCAAGAACGATACCGTCTTTCGGACAACCTGCAAGAATGCAAGGCTTAATCAATTCCTCTGGGTAAACAGCAAAATGAGCATTGGAATCAGGCTTTGTGCTGACACTCCAAACATCACGCTTGTTTCTGACAGGATATTGCTGGTCTGGCAATCCCTCGGCACGTCTGAGGTGCATTGTATTCGGCTTCTGTCCGTCTTCCTGAAGATTCTTGAAACGCCACCGCTGATTACCGTGAAGTGCCAACGTCTGTTGGTTACTATGCGGCATTATAGGAATAATGTAGCAATGGAAGTCAATATAGTATATAATGAAGACTGCCTTTTAGGAATGAAGAAGCTGCCGGATAACTGCATTGACTGTTGCGTTACCTCTCCACCTTACTATGGCTTGAGGGACTATAATTGTGATGGTCAAATAGGATTGGAACAGTCGCCTACGGACTATATAGACAGGCTTACAGATGTGTTTGCAGAGGTCTTCCGTGTATTGAAGCCAGAGGGTACGCTTTGGCTGAATCTTGGCGATTCCTACGCTGGTTCAGGAAAAGGAGCAGCTAACTATCCAGATAATGCCAAAAAGTATAAGCAGGGTAGTAATCGTGGTAGTGTTGGTAACAGAACCGGATATAAGTATGTGACAGCCTGCAAGGACAAAGACCTTATTGGAATACCTTGGATGGCTGCATTTGCCCTTCGTGACAGGATTGGATTCTACCTCAGAAACGACATTATATGGTCGAAACCAAATGCAATGCCGGAATCTGTAACTGACAGGCTTACAAAGAGCCACGAATATATATTCCTCATGTCAAAAAGCAGCCGTTACTACTTCGATCAAGAGTCTATACAAGAGGTTGCAACTGGTTATGACGGTCGTAAAGACACGATGATGCACGGCTCACAGAAATACATTATTCCTAAAATGTGGCCTTAGAACGGCACTTCATCTATTGGTGCATCAAACGGCATATCACTCTTTGGCTCTTCAAACATATCTTGTTGCTGACCGATATCATCACGCCAACCATAGCAACGTTTCTCGTCGTTGGTGTTCTTGAACCGTCTGGATTCAATCTCATAGTACATGCCTACGAGATAGTCCTGAGTTCCCATCATGCGATCTTTGGAAACCTCTATGACGTTTGAGAACTCAAAGAACTTCTGAATGTTGGCAGCACCAAAGAACTCGCCACCGCTTTTTCTGAAGTCGTTATTGACACGATGCAGAATGAAAATGTAGTCGGCAGCGTCTATGATTGCAGACGTACCAGAAATATCATTCTTTCTGATGAAAGAGGTGGTCTTTCTCGGATGGGCTACGAGTATGATTAAAACTTTATGCTTCTTCTTAAAATCTGTGAGTTGGTTTATCAGTTCCTTTTGTTTCTTGTTGCTGTCACCATCAAAAACGTCAATGTCGAGACTGAACAAGTTATCAAGGATGAAGACTTTGACACCTGCTGCCAGAAGTTCTTTCATGTCGGCAAACAACTGTTCCCACTTGTTTGAGTATTCGTTGTTGTATAGAAAGAACTTTCCGTCAGTCCAATCGTCTATCTTCTTCGATATCTCGTCTGGGACAAACCAATACTTTCCATTACTTCCCTGTCTCAGAAACTCCTTTCCGGCAGCGACCATCTGAATCCACGTCTTCAAGATGTCTGGTCGTAACTCTCCACTCCACAACGCGCATTTCTGACTTTGCTGAATCGCATTTAGAATCAAAGAG